CATGTAATAAAATATATGCGATTTTTTTGTGGCTTTAATTAAAACTAAGTTGTATATTTGCAAAAACGATGGTCATTGAAATGTGACCTTAACTTTTAAACAGAAATCAAATAGTAATTTATGATAGAAAAAATAACCTCTGAAAGAATCAATAAATTCCTTGAAGGGCATGACCCAATGGAACGTATCATTAATATTGAGTGCAGTTATGATGATAAAGATGCTATCATTATATATAATGATGCAAAAGGTATTAAAAGAATGAAACGTGAAGCGTTTTATCCTTTTGTGTGGGCAAAACAATCAGCAGCAAGACAATTATATGGTGGAGATAGAAAGCTGCTTATGAAGAAGATGGCTGAATATGGTATTGCAACTAAAGGCTTAAATATTTACAACAACAAAGGAGAGACTACTGAACGTCTTGAAAATGGTTATCGTGTGATGTTTTATGCTAAATTTTCAATGCCATTTAAAAAATTTAGTCAATTCTTTGTTGAAGGAAAAAAGCCAATATATTCTAATGATAAAAATTCAACAGGAAGTAGTAAAGAATTTTTAGCAATTACACCTGTTGAGCAATTTATGATTTCTACGGGTAAACGGTTATTCAAAGGATATGATGATTATGACCAATTGAAACGTCTTGAATGGGACTTGGAAACCCAGGGTTTGGAAGCAGAAAGATGTGCTATCAATCAGGTGGGTATTAGAACAAATAAGGGTTTTGAAAAAATCATCACAATTACAGGTGAAGGTGAAGAACGGTTACAAAATGAATTAGAAGCTATTAGAGAGTGTTTAAGAATAATTGGAAATGAAAAACCTGATGTTATAACAGGGCATAACTCTGAGAACTTTGACTGGGACTTTTTAATAAAACGTTTGGCTTTGTTAGGAACTTCTATGCAAATTGAAAGCGCAAAATATTTTCCAAAATCAATTTATAAGAAAAAGAAACAGTCAGTTCTTAAATTGGGCGGTGAAATTGAATATTATTACCCAACAGTAATTTGGGGATTTAATGTAACTGATTCATTACATGCTGTTAGAAGAGCGCAAGCACAGGACAGTAACATGAAAAAAGCTGATTTGAAATATGTCACAAAATATTCTAAATTAAATAAGCCTAATCGTGTTTATGTACCAAGTAATGATATTAATGTTACATGGGCTGACACTGTAAATGAATATGCATTTAATGATGAAAATGGACACTGGTTTAAAATAACTGATAAGACATTTTCCAAAACTTATAATGAGGTAATTGATAAGAAACAGTTAACTTTTTATACAGAACAAGAAATTGAAAACGCTTCAAAGAAAATCACTGAAATTCAAAGTTATATTCATAATAAAACTGAATTATTAGAACATGAAGAAGAAATAAACAAATTAACTGAAATTGCATCTGGTAATAAATTTGAAGAAATTACTGAAGAAAAAATTCGTTACACTTTATTGGAAGATGGCACTATCAAAGATAATTCAACAAACGAAATATATGTAAAGACAACTGGAAGATATATTGTTGAAAGATATTTGTTGGATGACTTATATGAAACAGATAAAGTAGAATTAAGATATAATCAGTCTAATTTCTTATTGGGAAAACTTCTTCCAACGACTTTTGGAAAAGTGTGTACAATGGGTACAGCAGCTACATGGAAAATGATTATGTTGGCTTGGAGTTATGAAAATGACCTTGCGTTACCATCATATGCATCATCTGGAGCATTTACAGGCGGTTTATCAAGACTTCTATCAGTTGGATATGTTGATAGAGTTGTTAAATTGGACTATAATTCTCTTTATCCATCTATTATTTTAAGTTGGATGATTTCAACAGGTGAAGATATTTCAGGTGTTATGTTAGCCTTATTGGAATATATTTTATCTGAACGTGAAAAATTCAAAGGCTTGAAAAGCGTTGCAGGCAAAAAGGCTAAAAAGAAAAAAGAATATATTGAAACTTTTTTAGGAACAACTGAGGAATTAAAACTGTTAAAAGAAGAACTTCAAAAATATGAATCTGAAGAATCAGCTAATGATAAAAAACAGTTGCCATTCAAAATATTTGGTAATTCATTCTTTGGTGGTTTTGGTGCTCCTAATTTATTTAATTGGGGCGATTTAATGTGTGCTGAAAAAACAACTTGTATTGGCAGACAATCATTAAGATTAATGAACAAGTGGTTTAAAGATAGAGGATATAAGCCTATTGTAATGGACACTGATGGGGTAAACTTTCAAATGCCACCTGAAGAAGAACTAAATAAACGTCATTATATTGGGAAAGGTCTTAATCGTAACACAAAAGAAGGGCAAGAATATTATGGTGTAGAAGCTGATGTTGCTGAATTTAATGATTTATTCATGAGAGGTAAAATGGGGCTTGGTATTGATGAATATGCCCAAGCAACTATTAATTTCTCTCGTAAAAATTATGCTGATTATTTGGAAAATGGTAAAACAAAATTAGTTGGTAATACAATTAAATCTAAAAAAATGCCATTGTATATAGAAAAATTCATGAATAAAGCAATTGATTTATTACTATTTGGTAAAGGGCAAGAATTTTTGATTATGTATTATGATTATATTGATAAAATATATAATTTGAAAATACCATTGAAAGAAATTGCTTCAGTTGGTAAAATTAAAAAAGATTTGTCTGAATATATTAAAGATTGTGGGAACGTTACAGCAGCAGGTAGTAAAAAAGCAAGACAAGCTTGGTATGAATTAGCGATAAAACATAATTTGAATGTTCATATGGGTGATGCAATATATTATATTAACACAGGAAAATCCAAATCACATTCAGATGTTAAAAGAGTAACACATTACTACACAATCGAAGGCGAAGAAAAGGTTGAAATTACGAAGGAAGTTGATAAAATGTGGACTGCTTATAGAAAAAAAGTAAAAAATAATGAACGTGATTTACCTGTTTATAAAGATAAAGTGGAGTGTGCTAAAGTTGAATACCCTAATTTAACTGAAGAGGATGAATTAATTTTTAATTGTATATTGCTTGATAATGAAGTGGTTGAAGATGAAAATGATACATTTTGCGATGAAGATACTGAATATAATGTACAAAAATATTTGGAACAGTTTAATAAACGTATCAAACCATTATTAGTTTGTTTCTCTAAGGATATTAGAGATAAAATATTAATTAATAATCCAGAAGATAGAAATTATTTTACTGTTGACCAATCAAAATTGGTTTCAGGAGAACCTTACAAACCAACTGACCAAGATACATATGAACAATTAATGACTATTGAAGATAAAGAAATAAGATTTTGGAAATCGGCAGGTGAAGTACCACCATTCGTTGAAGAATGTGGAATTAATTGGCAGGAAGTTCTTGAAGATTATGATACAAGACAAAAACAATTAGAAGAAGCTGAAATTAAAGAAGAGGTTGAAGCATACAACAAAATTATAGACTCTTTAACAAAAGAAGATGTAAATGAGTTTATGGAAGAAGGTGAATTACCAGCTTCATTATTGAAAATTGTTGAAGAAGATGTAAATTCAAATAATTTTATTTCTAAAAAATGGAAAGTGGCTATTGGTAGTATTTTTGATATTATTGATAAAGATTTTGATAAAATTTCAGAAGAAAAATATAATAGTTATATGGAAAGTATGCAATAAAAAAGGAGAGCAAAACTGCTCTCCTTTTCGTATATATGCACTCTTATTAAGGAGTGTTTGTATATGTACCATTGTTAACATTTGTAACATCAATAGAAATTTCACGAGGACTCTTACTATTATCAACTGTACCATTTGTAGAAGAAGTAGGAACAATTGTATATTGAATTTCTTGTTTAGCTTGCGCAACAGCTTGTGTAACTGCTTTAGTTACAGCAGCTTCTATTATTGAAGAAATGTCAATATTCACAGTTTGAACACTGTTTTGGAAACCTAATGTTATTACGTTTGTTGATGCATTTACACTAGCACCTGTTACATAAATATGTTGTGCATCAGTATATGCTTTTGCATCAGCCAATGCTTGTGTTGTTGCAGAAGTTGTAAATAATTTTGCATCAGATAATGCTTTGTCAGCTTTTGTTGTTGCATCAATAGCAGCAGCCGAAATCGCATTTGTTTCAGCAGAATTTGCTTTTGTTGTTGCATCAGTTGCAGCAGTAGCAATTGCTTCTTGTTTAGCTTTGTCGGCTTTTGTTGTCGCATCAGTTGCAGCAGCAGCAATTGCTTGTTGTTTAGCATTTTCAATTTGACCTGCTATTGGGGCAATTGAAGTATCAGTGTATGCTTTTGCTTTATCTAAAATGTCAGACATTGAGCCTACACCACTACCATTTATAATAGCAATTTTTGCGTCTAATGCAGCTTCAGCAGCTTTTGCCCTATCTTTTTCATTTTCAATTGCAGTATCAGTGGCAGCTTTTGCGGTAGCAACAGCATTTGCGATTGACCCAGTAGTACCAGAATCACTATTAATGATAGTGATAGCATCACTATTAACACCAATTTTTGCGTCTAATGCAGCTTCAGCAGCTTCAGCACGTTTGGTTTCTGCTTCTTCAGCTTTAGTGGCACGTGTAACTTCAGCAGTTATTTGACCTTGAAGATTTGTTGTATTGTTAAGAATAGTTGTGTTTAATGTACTTTCAACACCTTCTGCACGAGCTTTTTCAATAGCAACTTGTTCATCAGTATATGCTTTTGCAGCAGCTAAATTACCTGTTGAAGCTGATGTTAAATTATCAAGAGCAGCTTCAACATTACTGTTTTGACCATATTTGATATTATCAGCAGTACCACGTACTAAAAGAGCACCATTAACATTTTGTAATATATTTACAGATGCAGTTGAAATATCGACATCAGCATATATTGTATTTAGATTTTCTTCAGTAACTAATCTCATAATAACTGCACTACCTGTTTCTCTACCAACAGCTAATGTAGGAATTAAATCACCAACAGGAATTTTAACAGTTGTTTTATCAGCATCATTAAATACAATTATAATTGTTTTTGTGCTTGCATCATAATAAGCATCATCAACTAAACTTGCAGATGATAATTGGATTTTAGTATCAACAGGCGTTCCATTGTTAAAATAAAGAGCATTTTCCGCAGCATTATATTTTAATGTTACATAAGCAAAAATACCACCATCTTGTTCTGATATAATATTACCTGTAATAGTAGATATTTTAACATCACCTGAAATAGTTGTTCCTGTTGAACCTTGTGTAATATTCATTAATAATGATTTGCTTTCTTTTCCTGTAATAGTGGCTCTTTTAATTTCAGCATTTAAATCATCTCTTAATTCATCAATTTTAATTAATGAATCATGGTCATGTTGTGCTAATTGTTCATCAGTGTACTCATTGGCGATAACTATTGCATTTTTTATAGAACCTTCTTGTGCTTCATTGCCATTTATAATTGTCACAGCATTTGTTAATACTTGTTCAGCAGCTTCAGCACGAGTTTGTTCAGCATCTACTTGTGTATCAGTATATTGTTTAGCAATTGATATTGCATTTTTAACAGACCCAGAAACGGCTTCATTACCATTTAATGTATTTAATTCTACTTGTAATGCTTGTTCTGCACTTTTGGCACGGTCAGTTTCAATGTCTGTATATGCTTTTGCATCTTTTAATGCAGTTTTAATAGAACCAACAGTATCATTATCGCCATTAATAATAGCAATTGCATCAGCATTAGCTTTTTCAGCAGCTTTTGCACGTGTAACTTCGGCAGCTAAATTATCTGTTAAAACTTGTTCTGCACCTTTGGCACGGTTAGTTTCAGCAGATACTTGTGCATCTGTATATGCTTTTGCATCAGCTAAATTTGTTTGGTCATTTAATGTTAAAGTATCTAAAGCATTTTCAACAGTGACATCAGTTTTATATTTAATATTATTTGCATAACCTTTAACAAATAAACCGCCTGTTGTTTTACTTTTTTCCAATATATTCCATCCATCACCACTTGAAATAATAACATCAGCCGAAAGTTTATCTTGACCATCTTTAACTCTTGTTTTAGTTAAATAAACAGCAGAACCTACTTTGTTTTCAACATCCCATTCAGTGATTAAACCAGTTGCATCTACAACTTCAGTATATTCATTGCCATCTGCATCTGTTAAAATAAAAATTAAAGTTTCAGTTTCAGGGTCATAACTTACTGATTTCATAGTTGTATGTAAACCAATTTTAAATTGTTTCTCAATAATACGAACACCTACTGTACCATCATCTTTTGTTTTAGATGCTGTGAATGTCAAAATACCAGTATTTTCATCATAAGATAAGTCAACTGTTGCATATAAACCATCTGACATTTTGATAAGGATATTATCATTAAAATCAGGGTCTAATTTACCATATTCTGATATTTTCGAAAACGCTTGTAAAAGTACACCTGTACTTGTCTTAGTTGTTTCTAAATGCACAGTTTCACTATCTTTAACTGTTAAGTCGGTTGCTTTGGCAGTTGCTTGTAATGATGCGGATAATTTTTTAATGGCATCATTTAATGATGTTGCTTTTTTTAATAAATCATCATCAATATCTACTTGATAAGTACCATCAGAATCAAGACCTGAACCAACAATAACCGCATTTAATTTAGTTAAAATATCTTGAATATTTTCAGTATCACCAGATACATCTTGTTTCAATTGTGCAATATCAGCGTCTAATCTTGCAGTATCAATTAAAAATACTTTGTTTTTAGCAGCTAATGAACCATTACCTACTGAACCAATAGCAAGAATAATATTAGGGTTCAAGGCTGAACCATACAGATAAACTGTTGGTTCAGCAACTAATGATTGACCCTTGTATATATCGTTAATATAGGCTAAAGCTGAATCTCTTGTATCAAAGACTTCAGCATGATTTCTTATTTGCAATCTTTTACCCATTTTTTTATTATATTTCTAAATTTTATTTACTATAATTAGATTGAACCGAAGTTAAAATCTAAACTTATTGTTATTGAATTAGCAGCATCTTCAGTTGCTAAAGTTAAACTTCCATTAGCAGCATCCATCACACTACCTGTTTTTGCAATTAAACGTCCAGTAATTAATGTATCTTGTTCAGTTGAACGAGCAATTTCATCATCAATTTTTTGGTCTAATCTTGTATCTTCAGCTATTGAACGAGCAATTTCATCATCAACCTTTTTAGTTAATGCAGTTATATCTTCTGTGTGACCTGTGCCAATATCGTCAATTCTTTTATTTATTAAATCTTCAGCAGCTTCAGCACGGTCAGTTTCAGCTTCAATTTTTTGGTCTAATTGATTATCTTTATTAGTTGAACGAGCAATTTCATTTGTCAAATCTTCTCTTAAAGATACTTCAACACCACTTGCTCTATTAGCTTCGTCCAAAATCATTTGATGTAAATGCTCTTCATTTGCACGAGCTAATTCAGCTTCAGCATTTATAGCATTCTCATTAGCTTCTTCGGCAGCTAGTGCTCTTTTTACTTCATTGTCAAGATTTTCTTGTATTACTTCTTCAGCTAATGTAGCCCTATCAGTTTCATTTTTAATATCTTCATCCAATTTAGTTTCAGCAGCTTCAGCACGAGCAGTTTCGTTTTCAATTTTTTGGTCTAAGAACTCTTCTTCTTCTTTAGCACGAGCAATTTCATCATCAATTTTTTGATTTAATTGTGCAATATCTTCTGTATGACCTGTACTGATTGCATCAATTCGGTCACTTAATGCTTCTTCTGCTTGTTTTGCTCTATCAATTTCTTGTGTCAATTGGTCAATAATACCATTCTCAACATGTACTGCACGAGCAGTTTCAGTATCAATTTTAGTATCTAATACTCTTTCAGCTTCTTTAGCACGAATTGTTTCAGATGCAATTGCACCTTTCAATGAGTCTAATTGAGGTCTGATGGCAATTATTACTTCATCATATATTGAAGTAGCAACATTAGATAACTCGCCATTAATAACTCTATATTCAACATTATCTTCACCTGTTGGTGCTTTTAATATTACAATAGAATCACCATTTCGAAGTTCATTTTTAAGCCATCTTTTTCCATCCCATTCATTAACAAAGAATTTCTTAGTATATGTTAAATTCATTCCATTATTAGGAACAACAGGACCATAATATCTATTTGAAAATGCAACATTAGTAGACATCCAAATAGTTTTACCTGATTTGATAGATGGCATTAATACTGTTGAATAATCAGAGCCTAATATAGTTTCTCTTTCACTGAAGTTAGTACCATCATAATCTTTAACTAATCTTAATGATAATAAATTACTTGTGCTTATCACTTCCTGATAAACAGATGATTTATTATATTCAAAACGTTTTGTATAGGCATTAGTTGCACATTGATTAGTTGCAGTCCAATACCATCCTCTTTCACCAAAGTAATCTAATCTGCCACCATCATCACCATAACCAGCAGGAACGGCAGCAAAGCCATATTTGTCAATACCTCTGTTTGGATAAGGATTAGGTTTTGAACAAGCATTTTCAGTGTATTCACCACAATAACCATCACAATTGTTTGCATAACGTGTGCCACAACCATTAGATGTGTTACAATCATTACCACAATTACAACCATTATTTGAATCACATGGATTAAGACTTTCTAAACGCCAAAAATCAACGCTTTTTAATAACTTTCCAGCAAAACGTCCTAAATCACGATTACATGTTACTTTATCATGATTTCTATCTTCTAAACATGGTTCAACAGCATTTAACATGTCATCCCAATCTTCTTTAGTTGGTATTCTCCATTCTGAAGAAGAGTCACGTAAATCACATGCTATTTTTCTAACACCATTGTAATCATATAAATAACCATAATCAGAAACATTTTCAATTGTAACAAATCTGTTTCGTGGGTCTACTCTGTTAGGGTCAGGTAATTTCTCACCTTTAGTAGTATCAATAATTTTTATAGCAGGTCTGAATTGTCCTGTTTCAAACATTGGAGATATACCAATAGGTTTTTTTCTTGTTCCCATACCTGTAAGCGTATCATCAGAATTGATGGTTGTTAAAACATCAGAACTAATAAAGCCTGTAATGGCTTGGGTATAACCATCTTGTGTAACGTATAAAGTACCTTGTTCTTTGTCGTATGCAATGTTTAAATTTTTAGTACAGCCTTCAGTAATGCCAGGAACACTAATAATATCACCATTCATACGTTCAATTATTAGCGTATCATTTTGCCAGTATGCTGTTTTCACATCACGGCTTTCAAGCTCGAAGAAATTGTTGTCAATTTCAGTGCCATCCAGACTGCAATTTTTTGTTATATCACCTGGATATGGTGATTTTAGTTTGAAATAAGTTAAACCTTTCATTACTATTTTATTTTATTAATAAATATTTTAGTTTTTAATAGAATTTTTCTCAAATTCTACATTATTTTGTATTTCAGTGTAATTAACATTACAATCATAGAATTTAAATGTTTTTAGTTCACCAATAAATGTACCAGCAAAGTGTTTTTCTATTGGGAAAACATATTCAGGATAAGCCATATAATTAAGAGTTATCATTTC